CTTTGCCCAAGACCATGATGCTTCTGTGCGTATTCAGCAGAAAGCCATCTTCCGCTACCTACCACCAGAGTTTAAGCAGAAGCAGAAGGGGCAGGTTGAGTATTTGAACTATACGGCTAAGAATGGATTTACTGGTGACTCGTTGATCCTACCTAATGGCTCTGCCATATACTTCCACACCTACTCTCAGTTCATTAGTAACCGAACCAAGTTTGAGGGTTACGAGACTGGTTCTCTGACACCCAACTGGGTGAACATAGGTGTATGGTTGGACGAGTATCTGGAGGATGGGGATTTGGTGGAGACGTTCCGCTTCCGTCTAGCCACACGTAACTCTAAGATGCTGCTGACCTTCACCCCCATTGATGGTTACACACCCTTCGTGGCAGAGTTCCTAAAGAACGCAGAGACGATGGAGACTAGGGATGCAGAGCTACTAGGAGGGGAAGAAGTTCCATTTGTTCAATACAGTCCAAACAAAGAGGCTGGCATCATCTATTTCCACTCTATCCTAAACCCATTCGGTGGATATGAACGGATAGCGAAGGAACTGAAGAACGACTCTAGGGAAGTTATTATGACTCGTGCCTACGGCATACCAGTGAAGTCAATGAATACATTGTTCCCAGACTTTAGCACATCTGTGCATTGCATTGATAAACTCCCCACCATTACCAAGGAGACGCATACGGTCTACCAAGTGGTTGACCCTGCTGGAGCTAGGAACTATGTAGCCATCTGGGCTGCTGTGGATAAGAAGGGGTATGTAACCATACTAAGGGAGTGGCCAGACCGTGACAGCTACGGAGAGTGGGCAGTGTTCGGAGATCCGAAGTGGAAGTTTGGCCCTGCGTCTAAGAAGCTAGGCTACGACATACAGTCCTACGTGGACGAGTTTACAATGATTGAGAAGGAGATGGGGGTTCAGGTCTTTGAGCGTATAGGAGACTCCAGATACTTTGCCAGAGAGAATGAGGACAATGCTGACCTGTTTGAAAGCTTCGCAGACAAGGGGATGTTCTTCGTCCCCTCCAATGGCACCGACATTGACACAGGCATCAGTGCCCTAGACGCATGGATGAAGTATAACAAGAACCTGCCCGTGGACGAGGCTAACCGACCAATCCTAAACATCCATAGCTCCTGCGGGAACCTGATCCACTCCCTAGTCAACTGGGGGCATAAGGGGAAGGCAGACGAACCACTGAAGGACTTCGTGGACGTAATCAGATATTTAGCAACACACAATGATGGATATGGCCCAGACTTCGTGTCTGACGCTAGCTTTCAAACAACGATGAGAAATAAGGGAGGTTATTAACATGGCAAAGAGAAAACTAACACAACTGGCTGAGGACTACGGCAAATCATTTGAGGAGCTTTATGAGTTAGCCGTCAACAACTTCGAGGAGGATATGCTGTCTGGTCGAGGTCGTAACACATGGGTAGATGAACGAGGTCAAGACCTGCTGGATGATATGATAGCTATGCCGCTTGAAGACTGCGGTAAGATTTATCGTGGCAAGGTTTTATCTGAGTGTCCGAACAAGCATTACGTTATGGTTCATCACCGAGACAGGGGTTGCAAAGTTCCTGTAAAAATCAATAAGCGCCTGATCGGAAAACTATTGAACAAGGTGATATACTTTTCGGAAAATGAGGCCGCAGACAATAAAACATACACATGGGTAAAGCGATAGTTGCATTATATGTTACACTAAATATTTAATATGCCCGACGATTCTAACTTTGAGGAGCTTACCTACGTAAGCAAGGAACCCAACGTCAAGTCTTTACGATATGCCTACGACCAAACAGTTGTAGAGCTAGAGGCTTACTTTGATCTATGTCGCACGTCCTACGACGACCGCCGTAACTGGTGGCCAGGGAAAAGCCGTGACCTGCGCAAGCATGGCGCAGACGCATTCCCATGGGAAGGGGCAGCCGACATGGAGAGTCATGTCATTGATGAACGTGTAACCAAGCTTGTTTCTTTGTTCATCTCCTCGATGAAGCGTGCCAACGTCCGAGCCTTCCCAGTAGAGGCAGGCGACATGGCTCGCTCTAAGGTGGTTTCTAACTTTATGAAGTGGATGGTCTCGTCGGGCTACATTCCACGCTTTGCTCGCGAGATGGAGCTAGGGGCTAACTACTTCCTAGAGCGCGGCATCCTTATTACATACGTAGGCTGGCACAGAGAAGATCGTCGCTTCCTGCAAAAACTAGACTTGAATCAGATTGCTCAGATGTCTCCAGAACTTGCGGAGATGGTCTTGAATGGCGAGAATGATGATGAGCTAGTTGAACTACTTCGGGCTACATTTGACGGCGTTACAACCAAGAAGGCCAAGCGTGCAATCAAAGAATTACGGAAAAGTGGTGCAGCAGAACTACCTGTTGTCCGCCGTCAAGTGGATGCCCCCGAGGTTAAGACCTTAGCTCCTGATGGGGACTTCATGTTCCCTCCGTATGTCACAGACCCACAGCGTGCGCCTTACTGCTTCTGGAGAACCTACTATACAGCGCAGGAGCTAGAGAACAAGGTTGTAACTGATGGCTGGGACTCTGACTTTGTTGACCACGTCATCGATAAGTATCGCGGAGTAAACATTGATAGCATTGAGCGTGAGCAGGAAGGTCGTCGCTCTACAAGCCTCACAGACAACGCTTACGAGGCCAATGAGCTTATTGAGCTAGTCCATGTATACCAACGCCTCATTGACCCAGAGGACGGCTCTGAGGGCATCTACGAGACCGTAATACACAAAGACTTTGACGGAGATGATGGTTTGGGCATTCCATCCTACGCAAAGTTTGAGTTGATGAACGGCTACGAAGACTACCCCGTAGTTGTTACCAAGCTATCCGAGGACTCTAAGCGTCTCTATGACGCACAGACCATCCCAGACATTCTCCGTGGCATACAGCACCAAGTTAAGATTGAGCGTGATTCACGCATTGATCGTAACAGCATTGCCACCCTTCCTCCGATTATGCACCCAGTGGGCAATAGCCCCAAGGACTGGGGTCCTGGTCGGATGATTCCTTATCGTCGTAAAGGCGAGTTTGAGTTTGGCCCAACCCCTGCCTACAACGGTGGCTCTGTTGAGATGGAGCAAACCATGGAGCGTCAGGCTGATGCAATGGTTGGTTTGGACATGGACGACCCGATGAGCCAACTACGCAGGCAGTTCCTCGTAGACAAGTTCCTTGAGCATTGTGCTGAGGTTCTACGTTTGGCTTATCGGTGCTTCCAGCGTTTTGGGCCAGACAGTATTTTCTTCCGTGTCACAGGAAGCCCCGACCCACAGCAGTTTGATAAGGGCAACCCAGACGAAAACTTTGACATCCTAATTAGCTATGACGTTCTCAACACTGATCCAGAGTCTCAAGAAAAGAAGCTTAACCAGCTTGTCTCGCTTACGCAGTTGGACAGGAACGGTCGCATTAGCATTGACCGCCTCCTCGAAATCGCTGCTGCTAGCATTGATCCTGTTCTTGCGGACGCAGTTATGCAGCCTGGAGACCAAGCTCAAGAGCAAGTGGTCAAGCAAGTAACGGACGACCTAGCTAAAATCTTTGCAGGTATTGAAATGCCAGCACGTCCTAATGGTGCTCAGGTAGCCCTACAGGTTATACAGCAATACGCTAGCCAGCCAGACGTAGCACAACGCGCACAGGGTGATGAAGCCTTTGCTGGACGTCTACAGAAGTATGCAGGCCAATACACGTTCCAGCTGCAGCAAGCACAGAACGCACAGATTGGTCGTGTAGGCACAGCCCCCGCACAGATGGGCGAAGTTCAAACTCAAAACATACAGCAGTAAGACATGGAAGACGACATTAAAGCCCTTAGCAATCACGAGACATTCGCACGCTTCATTCAGTCCATCGAGGCTGCACGAGAAGAAGCAATCAGTGATATAGGAGCCGCTAGCACAGAGCATATACAACAGCTTGCTGGACGCATCGTAGCTTATGACGACATCCTCAAGATGGTGAATTGGGAAGCATTACGTATGCGCCACCAAGAAGCTCTTGTGTAGCGTGTTATTATAAATTTATCGCAATCATCCAGCGTATACGGATGGACAAATAACATGACAGATAATCACTCAACCGATAACGCCGAGTCGGAACCAAGTTCGGTGGCAGCAAATATATCAGTGTCCGAGTTAGCCGCTCGACGCTTAGGTGGTTCTTCTCCAGAGGCAGCCCCAGAGGAAGTTTCCTTGGAGGAAGTCTCCCCCGAAGAACCATCAGTTGAATCAGAGGAAGAAGTTGAAGAAGTTGTTGAAGACGTAGATGAGAGTTCTACGGAAGAGGCAGAAGAATCAGAATCCTCCGAAGATGTTCTTTCACAGATTGACCTTGACGAAATGTCCGAAGCGGACTTACGCGAACTAGGCAAAAAACTAGGAAGCAAAGCTGTCGAACGCTTTGGTAAACTCACTGCACAGCGTAAAGCTGCTGAAGAGGAGTTAGCCAAACTACGAGCCAGCCTAGCAGAAGCCGACAATGACCCACTGAAAGGGACGCAGGAGGTAAAGAATAATCCATATGGAAACATTGATTCCTTGGAAGGTATTCAAGCCAAAGCGGACGAAGTAAATGGTATCATTGAATGGGCTGAAGATGTCTTGTTTAATGCTGACGGGTATGGCCCAGAAGATGTCGTCACGGAAGTGGAAGGTCAGGAAATGACCAAGGCAGATGTGCGTAAGAGCTTGCTCAATGCACGTAAGAGCCGCGACAAGTTCCTCCCTGCACAACTCAAGACCCTTCAATCCAAGCAACAAGGCAAGCAACTCAAAGAAGCTTTTACTGCAAAAGCAACTGAGGAACTTAACTGGATGCAAGGTGAAGACAATGACACTCGTAAGCAATACGAGGCCATGATAGGAGACCCACGCTTCTCTAAGCTAGAAGAAGCCCTGCCGCCAGATTTGTCGGCACAACTCCCTTACATTATGGCTCACGCTGCTAACAGTATCTATGGTCGTAGAGAAATCAAAGAGCCAGCCAAGAGCGCACGTCTTAATCCTCCCAAGCAACCTACGGGTGCTGGAGCACAAGCCGAGCGTAAGGCTAGTCCACAGGTCAAGAAGTTAAAAGACATCAGGCAACGATTCAGCGCATCAGGCAACAAGAGTGATTTCGTAACTCTCAGAACCTTACAAATGCAAAATCGATAACCCAATAATACAATGGCATTCTCAAATACATATGATACCACTAATCCGGGTTCGGGCGTTTCCAATCGTGAGGACTTGACAGATGTTTTGTCCATCCTCGCTCCTGAAGAAACTCCGATCCTTTCCTCGCTTAACAAGCAAAAAGCCAACGCAACTTTCGTTGAGTGGACTGTTGACAGCCTTGCTGATCCTGAAACTGCAGGTATCCGCGAAGGTGCTGACGTCGGCACATTCACTGACAAGTTCGCTGGTCGTGCTCGTTTGGGCAACTACGTTCAAAAGTTCCGTCGCGACTTCCAGGTTTCTGACCTGCAAGAAGCTGTTGACAGTGTTGGCCCTGCCAAGATTGCACAAGCCGAAGCTAAGAGCATCCGTGAACTCAAGCGCGACATCGAAGCAACCCTTGCTTCTGCCAATGATCGTGCAGTAGAAGATGGTTCGTCCACTGCCTACGCTCTGCGTGGTCTTGGCGACTGGCTTGACTCTAATGGTCCTTCGGATGTCCCTGCTGGTTTCCGCACTCCTGCTGCAAGCATCTACACGGCTGCTGAAGCTGCTGCAACTGAGTTCGGTGAAGAAGCCCTCAACGACATCATCACAAGCATCTTTGAGCAAACTGGTTCTACCAATGACCTCATGCTGGTTGCTGACACTGGTCTTCGTCGAGTAATTGCTGACT